TTGAGCACGCTCCATTAGATTTTCCAACCTTTTCTTTTTAGCCAAAAGATCGGGTTTACTCTCTTTGCCTCTAAGCATTCTAATCCCACGGCGTAAACCAGTTATTGCGTTTTTAGTAGCCTCGACAAAGTTATAAGGATCACGACCTCCAGTTTTGTAAACTTCCTCTCCTTTGTATAAAGGTATAGAGTGAAGCTCTTTGTCTATCTTTTTTAAAAGAGTAACACTCTTCGCTTTTACATTTTCCATCAAGTATACCCTCCACCAGCAGCCTTACTTATACATATCTTTTACTTTAGCCCTAGGATCAGGAACAAATCTTTTTAACAAAGATTTTAACCTCTTTGTTGATACAGGCTCTATATTCTTATGCTGCTTAAAAGATGCTAAACTACGAGAACCTTTCCAGTTCTTAAAGTATTCGTCAGTTTGCGAAGCAGTCATTCCATGCTCACTAAGGTAAAAACCGTAATCACTTTTCTTAGGTTTATTTTCCATCACCGATACCCTCCACCAGCAGCCTTATACCGCTTTGCTAATAGTTGCGCCTTCCTTGCCGACCACTGACCCGCAGCAGTCCCTTGAACATTTGCAGCCTTGATCCTCTGGAACAAAGACTTTCTCATCTTGGGCTTGGTATAGTTGCCAGCTTCATTTACCGCCACCTTTACCCTCCTCACGCATCTGCTTTTCCATCTGATTAACACGCCGATACAAAGTATGCTGCCGCCCAGTCATTACACGCTGACCCCGCTTCCTATCTTCCTCAAGGTCTTGCAACTCATCTTCACTCATATAAAGACTGCGAATCTTACGCTTAAACTTATTCAACAGAGTATTACTCTGCTTACTCTCAATCGCATCTAACTCAGCGCTAAGTTTCTCATACTCAGCTTGCGTAAAGTCAGCCATTACTTCTTCTTTCCACTTGGCTTCCGCTTAGAAGGGCGTCCAACCTTAGAGCCATAAGTTCCTTTTCCCATCGGCATCAGTACTCTCCTCTAGACATTAACAAACTGCGCGGCTGCATCCTCCGAGGAACATCCCGCAATACCTGCTCTTCTCGCTTAATCTTATCAACCTGCAAAGAAGGTAAAGCCCCAAACTTGGGAGGCGTATACTTAGGTGCACCACTTCCAAAACACATAATCTATCCCTTCTTATGCCGCTTCGCAAAATTACGCGCAGCCTCTACACTGCCAAAACCCCACGCCTTCAAAGCTAAAGCCTTCCGCGTTGGCCTCCCCTTCTCATCCTTCATCGGCCCCTTCATCCCAGCAAACCTAGCCGCAAACGAAACCCGCCTCGGATTCACACCACTCTTAACAGGTGGCTTTAAATTCGCACCCTCTTTCCTCTTAAAATAAGCACGACCCGCAGCAGTTAAACCACCCTCGGGATTCTTATGTTCCTTTCGCATAGCCCCCACTCTTCAAAGCCAGCTTCACCTTAGAAAGGTCTTGAGCAACAGGCTGCCTCTCAGCCTGCTTCCCATAACGCCTCATAGCATCCCTCTTAGCGACCCGTGTCATTTTCCCTCAAAGTCACAGTCGCAGTCCCACTCGTATACTCCCCAGTCTTAATACCAGCACGGTACTGAGCACCAACACCCTCATACCCATTGCCCTCATACGTAGAAGTAAACGTATCAACATCAGCCCAACTGCTCCCAGCATCAAAACTACGCTGAACAGTAACCGTCCCGCTAAACGTCCCAGCAATGCTAAGAGAAAAATCACCGCGCAACGCCAACGCATCACTGAACGTGTTCTGCGCACTAATCGCCTTCGTTACTACATCCATAGCAAATCTCCTTCTAAACGAACCCTATAACAAAAAAAATAATTCTGACAATGCACAAACCTTAGGGGATAAAAATGCTAGTAGGGGAGAAGTAACATTTCGTGAGCTTGCAGTTTTCCCCCCACCCCCCTAGCCAAGATCAATGGAAACTCTTATGTCCCCCGCCACTTGAACCTGTGAACGATCTATCGGTTTATAGCCAGCCCTATCCAATAAATCCTTGCTCGCTTCTAGCTGAACATACTCAGACTTAGCGCTCGAAGATAACCGACGAACTGTAGCCAACGCACTCGTAGCGCTCAGTCCAAATGTCTCATTCATCCTCTGCATCATGTACTGCTGCACATGTGGGGCTTTCAATGCTCTGTGTGCGCTTACTCTTCCACTCTCGCCTTCAGCATATCCAGCTTTGCTAGCTGCATCCTTTATGCTAAGCCCTTCTGCTACGAGTGTATCCACCAAAGCTATCTGTTTATCAGTCAGCTTTCTATCTGCTGGAAGCATATCACAACCTTCTTTCTTAGTGGTGCAAGCAGCATTTAGCTAACTGCTGTTTACTAACTCTTAGCTTACACCGTGACGTCAGTTTCTAAGTTTGGATTAGGGTTTTGTTTAGCTAACTCCATTGACTAGCCCCCCTCTCCCTCTCTCCCCCCATTACGACACTATTTCCTAACTGTGTGTCAATACGTTACGTTGCGTCACTTTGTAAATGACGTTGCGTCACTTGTGCATTTAATGGCTTGACAGGATTTGGGCGTCCGAGCGGGCTCTCGTGAACCAAGCCCTTGCGGTCTTGGCCCTTCGGGCTTCGATCCCTGACGCGAATTGCCGTATCAGTCCGAGGCAATCCTCGCGTGCAGCTGCGCGCTGCGGTTCCCTCAACTGATTCGTCAATGGCACAGCAGCACATGCGTGCTTAGTGCCACTCAAGGCTCTATGACGAACAGGCACAGCCTCACAGGCGTCGAGCCTGTGTGTCTGTGGCGGACGGACGCGGCTCCCGCTTTTCGCGTCCTAAAATCACACTGGCGTGTGATTTGCCCGCAGTCAGCTATCGCGTAACACCTATCCAAATCGTGGGATAGATATGGGGGCGCGGCGGGACACGCCGCTGGACCGCCTTTGGCGGTCTGTCCCCATATCATCTGCGTCAATGCCCGAGCAAAGCATTCGGCCAATGTGCAAACGCTAATGTGTCACGCATTCGCGTGACGCCTTAGTGTTATTCGCACAGTGGGTCTCATGCTTTACTCGCCTACGGCTGAAACATTTCGTGATGGAACATCACCAAATGTGTCAGGGCATGACTTCGACCCACGCAAGGATCAACGGAAGCCGTTCAAATAATCATAAGGAGATGAACATGTCAGAATCTTTATCATACCTACAGGATCAGGATTACATTTCTATGCACAGAATTGCGCGAAAGCGTGAATTTACGCGCAAGTGTATCACTGAGCTACAATACCTCTGCCAAGAGGCATGTAGCGAAGAGTATGGATTTCTCGAAGCGAAGCTCGAGCAATTCATAGATGACCTAGAGCGACAAGTAGTACATTACACAATAATGTATGAAGCTGTCGCTGCCAGCCAAGACAGTCAGAAGCAAGGCAACCTTGGCTGAGCCAAGGCGCCCGGCTACGCTGGGCGTCCTTGCGTCTGCCTGCTTTGGCAGGCGGTCGCGTAGTTGTCGAGAGACAGAATATATACCAACTTACCATCAATGGAGAACACAATGAAAAAGCAACAAGCTAAACTTATCAACACAACACTTCAAGCAGCATACACTGGGGAGGACAACGTAGCACTAAGCGCAGCGATAGCTCGCTTGTGTGCGGAGATGTACGACCCGCACATGCGTATGAATAAAGATAGCGGAGCCTACGAAGAGGTCAACGACCACGAGTGGGAGCTGCTATTCTTTATGCAGAACATAGCGAACCATTTATGGGCAGCTATGTACGATACACGCACCAACAAAGCAGGATACATCAAGGGCGTGAAGCACAAGCTAGATCGTGCACAAGATAACTTAAAACAGGTTAGTGCTAAGTACGATGGTACAGAGATAGCCCTTGAATCAGTAAATAGAGCAGCCGGATGGGTTGAGCGACTAGAAACTAAACTCGCAATGTTCGAGGAGATGTACCACATGTTCGCCGACTTTATGGAGGTGGCATGTGGTGAATCTCATCGTCCATATGAGCCATGGGTAACAGCCGTAGATACAACACCACAAGCAGCATCTGACAAAGAAGCAGAACTAGCTGCTGCTTTGGCAGAGCGAGGCATCACCCTGAGCGTAGGGCATGTTGCAAACACCAACGGTGTTGACACAGAGGTTGCATGACAACCTCGCAGGGGCCTAACGGCCCCTGCTTTCTCTCCTATTACTTCCGATCTAGGGGAGGACACGCTTTGACTGTGAGTATGTGCAGCGCAGTTGCTGCATGCACTCACATCAAAACGAAAACAAAAAATCAAAATGACGTAACGTCACTACTGACAATAACTATTGTCACTGCAATAATGCAGGACATAACCAAAGGAGAACACAAATGAAACTCAACTACATTGACCACGAAAAGACACCCGTTTCTGTTATGTTTGTTGCAGATGACATAGAGCTTATCTGCGACTTTTTAAAACTAAATCAAAAATCTATTGACGATCATAGCCGACATTATGCGCTGCAAGAAATCGCCAATACCTTTCACGAAATAAATCATGAACTAATCGGAGCAAAATCATGAAACATTTTTCAATTAATGACTTCGACTTTCCAGTCGAACAGCAACCAGTCTATGATCAACTTGGCAATATCATTGCTGGTCACCAAGCTGTTGTGCGTACCGACACCGATCAGGTGTTGGGCGTACACGGTTCACGCTACAAGATTGTAACGCACGATGATGTCGTGAACTCAATCATTGACGGAGTAAAGTCGGCAGACTTATCAGACGATTATGAAGTCACTGTCGATGTACTTGAAGACGGACGCAAACTTAGAGGAGAAATATTATTTAATGATCTCACAGTTGAGCCAGCAGTCGGAGACTACGTTAAGTTCCGTGTCAACTTCTTTAATAGTTACGATGCCTCTTGGCCTTTCTCTCAAGTCGCAGATGCTTTTAGATTATGGTGCAAGAACGGATGCACCACACCTGATGCAGTAGCTAAGTCACGTTACAAGCATACTGCATCCATCAACGTAGAAGGATCAGCAGCCAAGGTAGTCAACGGCTTTCATCACTTCATGTCACGCAAAGATGTCTGGCAGGATTGGATGCACACTAAACTCGAACAGGAACAAGTCGAAAACTTTTTCAAAAAGACTGTCTGCAAAGCATTCACACGCCAGCAGTCAGTCACCAAGACCAACGAAAAGCAACTCGAAAACCTGCTCGGAATTTGGAACGACGAGCGCAGCGCTCTCGGCTCTAACAAGTGGGCATTGTACAATTGCCTGACTTACTGGGCTACGCACACAAAAGACCTGCGCAAACCAGAGATTGCCAAGTACAATCGTGAGCTACAGATTGCCAGCGCAATGAAATCAAGACAGTGGGAAACATTATAAGGAGAACACCCATGTATACGATAGAAAAAAATGTACCAATTCCTGAAGGTAGTACGCGAGGCCCTGGTAAGGGCAAGTTATTACTTACTATAGAGCAAATGGAAGTAGGTGATAGCATTGTAATAACAGGCACACACCGTGAACAACTTCATGCTGTCGCAAAAAGAGTAGGCATTCTTTACAAAAGTAAAACAATCATGAAGTCAAACACCTCTAGAAAAGAAGATAAAATTCGTGTTTGGAGGACTGGCTAATGATGACACGCAAGAACTTTGAATGGATAGCGGATCGTATGGGTCCGCTAGTCAAC